CTCCAACGACACCCCCCAGACAACTTGGCGTGGAGTTATTCATTTGACTTTATGAACGAGTTGTGGGCCCAAGATGTCGCGAACTTTCCGGCAGCGAGTCATGCTGAGGTGATTTGGTCCATGGATGGAACAAAATCAGCTGGCCCGCCTTTCAACCAAGATTATGCTAATTGCTATCTTTGGCTAGAGGATTATGCAGATCTACTTGATTATGCTTTTAAAAATCCTGCCGATTCGTGGTTGAATCTTTGGTGTAGTCGAGTAAAAGAGGAGCTTCGGCCCTCAGAAAAACTTGCACTGAACAAAGTTCGAACTTTCACGTCTAGTAACAAAGCGTACCAGTACATGTACGGACGGTTGTTTTACCACGCGATGAAAGGAGTAACAGCGGGATGCGGAACCCGGGCTGGTCATACGATCGGCTTATCAAAATATGCCTGTCATTGGACAGAGCTAGGCAATTACCTCGACGAGTTACCAAACAAGTTTGACTACGACATCGACAGATGCGACGGGGAGGTTCAGAACTATGAAAAGTCAGAGTATCTGGACCACTTGTGGTTTAACATGCGTAAAGAGGATCGCACACCTCACAATCACTCAGTTTTTCTAAGGATCTTAATGACCGAGCTTTTTTCACTAGTGATTGATGGGAGTGGAGTAGTTTGGCTTGTGCCGAACGGTACTAAGTCGGGTTCACCTGACACCACGAATAGCACCACGTTTATAGCCAAGAGGCGTTTCGTGTATGCGTACTTTTACTTAATGGGCTTTACAAAGCCAGGGGAGTACCATCTTGCTGCTCAGTCGTTCAAAGATAATGTTCGACATATAGGGCAAGGTGATGACGGTGTGTACAGTGTGTCTGATTTTGCTGTAAGTAGGTTCAATCACGTGACAATTTCACGATTTTATGAGCTTCATGGCTGGCACCTTTCGACTCTCGCTCCGATGCCTCGGGACTTAGACTCAGTTGTCTTTTTGTCCAATTGGTTTCGGAAGTTTGAGAAGTGGTGGATACCAGTTCCTTGTTCTGACAAAGGACTTGCGAGCATGGCCCACACGCGCAAGCGGACTCCTGCGATGGCCTTAGCACGTGCCTTTGCACTCTATCAAGAGTGCTTTTACTCAGAGGAAATCCGAGAAAGGTTAGCGTTGCACATTGCACGAT